AGATGATGTTTTATCAGGATTAGAAATTTTTATTTCTGCATTTAGATGTTTATCATAAAAATCAAAGCTGTATCCATTAAAACGAGCCTTGATGAAAACCTCTTGCTTTTCTAAGTCTCTATCTTTTGTTTCTTCAGTCATGTTTTTCTTTGTCCCTGCTCTTGCATTTATTTTTCTTATCAGCTTTTTGCATATCCTTAAGGACTTTTTTATCCTGGCTAAGAGCAAAAGTTATGTCCTTTCCTATCTTAGTCTTGAGCTTACCTGCGTCCTTCTTAAGATCTTTGCGAGCCTTCTTCACGGTTTTAATATGGCTCTTGATCTCTTTTTCGCCGGAGGCGTTTATCTTCATTTTTTTCATTTTATTTATCCTCCACGAGGATCCAGTCGTTTGCTGTAAAATCTTCAAAACTCCAATTTCTGGGATCCCCGTGTTTAACTGCATAATTATATTCATTAAACTGCGCGTAAGATCCTTCCATCCAAGAGGGTCTTGTCATTTTTTTGCCTTGTTTCATCATTTCAACAGCTTTACTGAATATATAAGTATTTACGGGTGCTTCGTAGAGTTCCCAGTCGTCCGCATTGATGTCATCGAGGTCTACTAAAGAAGAAGAACGTAGCATCTTTTCATCCGTTGAGCTAAGAAAATGATGCGTTCTTTTGATCTTTCCACCTTTCATAGTTTGCTCGGCGAGTGCTTTCCAGAATTTCATCAAAAATCTCCTTTTGCGCATTGTAGTACAGTTAATCCAAGCGACCTCCACATATCTACTATTGATTGCCTATCATCAATACAGAACAGAATGTCGTACTTGTCTTTTATGTGATTCTCGTAGATTTCTCTTTTTATCACCGTATCGGCTCTGTAGTCTTTGGTAGGACGCATGAACAGTTGGCATTGATTATCTCTAACGCACATTCTAGTCCACTTTAAAATTTTACATTCTGTTATGGATCGAAAACATTCCTCTCTTCCCGTCACGAATATTATCGCAGGAGGATATCCCCATTCAGGAACACTCATTTGAGTAACTAAAGTAACACACCACTCGTTAGGCGTGTCATTCACCATCTGCTCGTTAAAGGACTTCCAATCGGGTCTCCATGTGAATCCTTTTTCATCAGGATATGGAGTGTTTTCTAAAGATATCTGTGAGATTCTATCTTTCTCATTGATTGGATGATTGGCATCTACAAAATGCCTTCTATGATCGTTATTGGACAAAGTTCCATCTATGTCGACTATGATTGCTTTAGGTTTCATGCGCTACCCTATAAAAAGTAAATCGTCTTTCTTAATCTGCATTGGGCCACAGTCATTAGGATTAAATGCCGGCGTTATGAGGTGATATCCGTTTTTAGTCTTGTATTCCATGAGGATAGGAATCCTATTGTCTAGTTGTAAATGAGCAAATTCATACTCCTCTTTCGTGTCACAGTCAATGAGAAAGTTGTTTTGATCTCTGCAATTTGGATTCATAAGACAGCTAAAGAAACGATTCTTTATGTCGCAGTAGAATGAATGAAATTCGTACAAGTTGCCGTAATCTACTTCTAGTTGTCTTCTCTTAAACTCATGAATAGCCTTGGTTATGTCCCTTGAATTAACAGAAGAGTAGATTCCACAATTCTTATGTGTAGTATCTTGAAGATAGCTGAGTTCATGCACACATACTTTCCATTCTTCGGTGCTGCGCGATATGCGTTTGATAGACTTTCTTTGGGCATTTCCTTCTCCGCCGTCTTTATTCCTATACAGAAGCATGATTCCTCTAACACCGTCAGTGAATTGCTTTGGAATAGCGTCTAAGTTTTCAATGAGCATTTTTAATCCGGTTTTTTTAAATCTTTCCAAGGCATTCAATTCATCAGCCACGTTGACATTCCTACCATCTGACGTGATACAGCGCAAATTACCGCCGAATTCATACGTTTTTATACCTCGTTCCATATACGTCCATAGAAATTAGTCATATTTTGCATTTCTTCTTTAAATTGTTCATAAGAAAAACCCGACGTTTTAAAAGATCCCGCAATAGCCGAAGCCATGGCAGAAACCCATATATTAATTTCAAACTCAGTATGTTCCTCTAAAAAATCCATAAGAATATCTAACGCGCTATTTACCTGTTCCAGATCTTTTTCTTCTTCTCTTCTATTCATTTCCGTGATTTTCCCTAAATTTTTGCATAAATTCTGTAAGTAGTATGATCATGGCAGGATCATTTAGATTCAAGATTTTCATTTCGGCTCATAAGTTTTATGATTAGATTCATTAAATTCTCTTGTTTTTGTTGTGCTTCCATGATGGTTTGCATTTTATTTTCTAGACGGGAAATCCGATACATTATATCTCCTTCGTCTTCATCGCCTTTAAACAAATCGTATAAACGATTTATATTTTCTGAAAGCATGTACAGTTGACTTTGTGGTGTTGTCATATTAATATCTTGTAAATTTATTGACAAAAAGCATTTAAAAAAAGTAGGATAATAGCGCACGGAAGTTTAATAGTGATCGATTCATACAACGTGCCCCGCCTCCATCGTGGACGGCGGGTTTTTTTCTTTTGATTGTTAATATAGTTTACGGCTGCTGTTATATCACATAAAGTGCAAATGTTAATGCAAGTCCCTTGACCACGAGGTGCGTTTTGGATTGATTTTATACATTTGCTGCATAAAGGTTTAATCATGTTTGTTTGTCCAGCGCTTTATTGTTTCTTCTTTAGAGATCCATTTGCGGCACATGATCATCGGAGGATCTCCGAAGATCTTGCGCTTGATACGTCGATAGATGTTTCGCAAACCCCTCTTGGAGTAAACGATTGGATGTTTTAGTCTAAATAGCGCTCGACTCCATCGAGTGCCACCTATGAGGTACCAATCATCGAGAATGCGAGCGCTTTGTGCGAATTTCACACCAAGCGTGGCGTTTTGTGCATCGCAAGCAGGTTTCCCTGGAGGTCGATAGACGAAAGTGCATTCATTCTTATCATCATCCAATGAGTCTATTTTTTCTTTAATACAATCTGCGCATAGTTTACGACTTCTACCCATAGTATCTGCTCTTTTTAAATGGCCTATCCGGATTTCCGGTAGGAGTCATTTTCCACTTGTCATTTATGATCACAAGCTCTGTTTTACACCCATCTTTTGAAACAGTTTCTCTTATATACATTTTTTCTATTGGTTCACTAAATTCATAAAAACCACCTTTTATATTCGTACAATCATTCGAATCCATTTAAATCATACTCCTAATATCCATAGTACCTATTTACGGCTTTTAAATCGTTTTCTACACTGCCAAATTTTGAAGCTTCTATTTTTGTAAGCCCCACGGCTAAATACCGGAAGCTGTCTCCCGCGTGAGAATTGGAATCGTGAAGAGGTGCGTTTTTGTAGCAGCCAAGCCGATCGTCCCATTGCTTTTTATAGGCTTCCAAGTGTTGAAAGCCTTTGGCGGTTTTCTCTTCATCGAAAACGCATCTGGATAGCATTGACCTGACAGTTTGAATACCTTCAAGCTTGTCACATTCTTTGATGTCCAATATGATAAACGAGCCTTCAAGGAGCGGTCTAACATGGTCAATATATTGTGTCTTAGTTCCAGGGTCTCTTCTTCTTGCATCATGAGGAAAGATATGGTTTCCGAAACGATATCCTTTTTTGTTGAGCCAGTCGCAATAATGAGATGCTCCCTCGTCCCAATTTTCATAGTAGTTGATAATCCTAACTTCACCTCCCCTCCCTAGTTGAAAGCACCAAATCGACGTAAAATCATCAAGGCCAATGTCCCAAGCCGTGTGAACAGGGAGCGCGTCATCATAAGGAACGCGACAAACGCCGCCGTTAGCCCTAATTTTAGCAAGCTGCGCGCCATAGTAAAGACCTTCATTGGCACTTTCAAATGCCTCCTTTGGCGTTGATGGGTACTCAGATTTCATTGCATCGCCAAGTATCTTTTGTTTCATCTCATACCAGCGCCTTTGTTCTTCGTCAATCTTTCTTTGACGCTCAAGTTCGATTCGATCTAAATACTCACCGGTTTCTTTACTCACGATGATTGATTCGCTTGATTCTCTGTATCCGGGCTCGTCATACCAGGGGAAAAAAAAGAATCGCATTTGCATAGCTGACAATTGGGAATCTTTTCCTGACAAGTAGAGATCCTCTGCTCGCTTTGAGAACTCGTAGAAGTAGCCGGATCTTCCTTCGGCAGTAGATTCGATTGCAATAACTTGATCTGATGACACAGTGTTAAGGCTTCCTGTAACAATCTCTTTTGCGACATCGGGAGATTTTGCGCAGATTTTACCGAACTCAGAAACGAGGAGTCGTTGATATGTTCCGGATCGAAAGCCTGTAGAAACTCTATAACTTGACCCATTCTCAAAAGCAAGTTCTCCGGATCGGTCATTAGTTGCGCTGTTAAATGTTCTTGTCCATTGAGGCATTCTGTCATAGGCGTATTTTACCTTTTGTTTAAAAATTTGTTCCGCATCTTCCTTTCTGTGGGCTATGATACCTGCATGAGTATTACCATGCCAAAAACATTCATCTAAGAAGTTTATTGAAAAGTAAGTTGTAACCCCTAGCTGCCTTGCCTTAAGCACCAGCATTTGATGCCACTCGCGCTCATAAAGCTCTTTTTGCGCCCAGTTGAGGTTAAAGAGAATTTCGTTTCCGCTCTTGTCCGTTATGTAATAAAGATGCGTCAGTCTCCAGAGCTTATCGGCAAGTTCTTCTTTTGTCGGTATGTATTCATCCTGCATTGATCGTTTTTCCTGTTGACAAGCATCCGTGTAAGTTCAAACCTTTCTTTGATTACGTCTTCAAGATTTTTTCCTAATTTTTCTTTTATTTTTTCAATTTCGTCCATAATGTTAAGATTCCTTAATAAACATTTTAAGTCTTTTATTTTTATATTGATAAGCCTAAATCACAGTGTATTATTAAGATTTCTTAATAAACTTTAAAAACCGCCTTTGATCATGTTTGTTAAGATTCCTTAATAATAGAGGTAGTTTTTCATTCAAAGCACTTTAATAGAAGAACTTACATAGTTTGTTAAGAAATCTTAACGATATCCTTTATCCGGAATGTAATGCTGTTTATCATGCAAGGGAGCTCTTTCCTCTTTTTCCTTCTTAGGCCTTGATTCTACGCCTCTATAAGGATACGAATACTTATACTGCTTGCAAGAGCATGCAAAAAAGAAAAGGGCTAGCAATATACATGTTTTCATTTCAGTTTTCTCTTTTCTTAGTTATCTTTTACGTTTAATTTAATTTTAAAGTGTATATAGATATCTCCACATTTCAACATCCCATACTCTTCAGCAGGAATGTTTTGGCAAATATAGGTATACATGTTAACAAAAGTCCATCCCTCAAGGGTTGAGAGTTCAAAAATCTTGTCTTGATCTTCAGGATCGTATTCCACGGTGAGGTGCTCGGAATGGGTAAGTTTATTACAATGCTTGCATCGGCTCATTTCAATTTTCTTTTTCCTCTTTGAACTTCTTCTAATACTTTGAGCTTTTCTTCTTCAACGGCTCTGGCTTCCCCTTTAAGGGCGGAAGCTTTCCGAAGCTCATTATCTTTGGAGTCGATGTCTTCTTGTTCTTTAAGGTCTTTAAAATAAACTCTTTGCCACCTGTCTTTGATTCTGACATCTACTTTGCTATCCTTGTCTAAATATTCGTAACCCACCAATCTAAGAGCTTTTACATAATAGTGGAAAAATTCGGGACATTTTCTGAATGTATCCCACTGCTGGTCAGTAAAGTCTTTTTCCATTGTATACCACATGGAAAGGTGTATGGGCTTGTTCTTTGCTACCCAAGAGACCATTTCTTTTCCCAATTTAATCATTTCTTCTTTTGAAAAAGAAACCGTCCTAGGTCTTCCTCCTGCCATATAAATATCTCCTAAGCTTTCTGTTCAACTTTAGGCTAGAAGATAAAAAATGATTTAGTCAACAAGCTTTGCTAAAATGCTGGACTCGTCGATTACGGAATACTTTACACCTTGATGCTCTATTTCGACTCCGTAGTGTTTTTCCAGGTATATAACATCGTTAATGGCTACCTTTGTTACTTCATCGCCTATGGCAATGACTTTAAATTGGCTTGGCTTTTGATTATGAAGCAGAATCTTTCCTTGGTTTTGCACTTCAATCGGCTGAATCAAGATTTTTTTTCCTACGGCAGATAGCATGTGAACTCCTTTTTTATTATTTATTTTTTGAACATAGATTTTTGTTGAAAATAAAGGCAAGAAAATTCATTATGCTCAGGCTATAACGCTGAGACATTTTAAAAAAGGGAGAGCGATCATGTCCTTAGAATATCAACTAGATTTTTTTGAAGCGGATAAGAGAGAAATATCTTATGTTAAAGAGGAAATGGAAGCCGTAAAAGAAAGCATGAATAAAACAAGACGCAGTATTTATGCCAGACACGGCGATCTAGCTAAAAAGTATGAAGATCTTACAAGAAGATTTGAACACATAGAGAGGAACATATGTCAAAGACTATAAATAGAGAAAAATAAATGAAATGGATTGATGCTAAAAAAGAATTGCCAAATAAGCATGGATTTTATAAAACTCTGAGCTTGGATTTTTGTTCTTTTGAAGATTTCAAAAACGGGAATTTTTATCTAAAGGAAGAGATTCTTGAATTTAAAGGAAATGCGGGAAATGTTTTGTTTTGGAGAAATCTTGATGAAGACGCATGGAATTCCTTTGAAGATACGGGGTCGCCTTTAGGAGAAACTGTTTTGTGTTGCGACTATGTTTCAGGTTTTGTTTCTGTAGGAATTCAAAAAGATATGGAATTTTTTGATATTATGCACTTAGAAAAAATAGAACCTGACGTGATAGCCACACATTGGATGCCTTTGCCTAAACCGCCTAAATATGAAAAATAATTAAATAGAAAGGAACATATGCAGAATAATTTAAAAAAACCATTTTCCTACATAGAACTAAAGGCCATGTGCATGTTATGTGCAACACAATCAGCATTGTTGTTTTCTTGTCCAGAAGAGTATAAATTTAAAGATGAAGTTGAGGCTCGAGAGTGGTTAGAAAATGAAATAGATCGCATTATAAAGATAAAATGGGATCGTGATGAAAAAAGCTAAAATGTAATTTCAATTCTAATTCCATATTCTTTGCTTTTTACTTGATCACAGGCGATAGAAATTCTTTTGTCGCTATCGGCTTTTCCTGCTCTCATTTCACCCGTAAGAATAGCGCATATTCCATCGACAATATACTTGAAACTCATGGGCAAGTTGTCGAAGGTATCCAGCTCATCGGGGGCGAAACGGGTAAGCATGATTTTGCACGGCAGCCGGACATAGCCCTTGAGGGGATTAAGAGCTAGCCCTACGACTCTCTGCTGCTCTTTGTGCCTTCCGTAGCGTCTAAACCACGGTTCGGAGGAATTAGCTTCGGAGACAGTCTTGATCGGCAAGGTAAGCCTTAAGCCCTTAATTTCTTCGTTTTCATTGAGAATTTCCGAATTCTGCTTTAAATAGTCCAAATTTCTTCTATTTTTTCTAAAACCTCTTCGGACACGGTTAGTTGCCTTTGAATCGATTTTTGGTACCTTAAAACGCGAATTTGGCCTATTCCTGTTTTCCATTTCAACCTCAAAACGGAAATTCTTCCTGAATTTCAACATTTTCAGCCGAATTCGGAAAAGCACCTCCCGAAGCTGTTGTTTTGATTTCCCAAGCTCTGTTTTCAAGAAAATTCTTTATATCTTCATGGAGAAAGCTGCTATCTTGTGCATACGCTTTCAAGTACTTTTTTGCCCCGTTCTGCTTGACGGGAATACTAGCAACGTCCCAGAACATCGCCCCTGTTTGAAGCTTTTTTCTCACGTAGGTAACCCTGTGCTTTTTCTCTATGCAAATGATTACCGCTTCCTTCGTGTACTCGTCCTCCGGAAAGTTCTCGTGGCTGATAAACTCAAACGCTGCTGTGTTCATATTTTTTTCCTAATTTTTTTGATATTTCTGTACATTTTTCTCTAAATTTTCCATCTGCAAAAGCGATAAAAATCGATTCGTTTGCTCTGTAGGGACTTTCATTCTCAAAAAGAATTCCCTTTTGGTCTTTTAGCCTATCGAAATAAACTCTAAACGACCATCCGCTATCACTCTCGAACGTCTTACACAGCTTTTCCGCAAAAGCCAAATTTTGTTCAATAGAAATTTTTTTAATCGGTATTTTCCATTTAGCAAGCGCATTAGGCCAAGAGGTAATTTCGCCGGTTCTTTTTTCGCTTTGCTGAATAAACGCAATAGCTTCCTTCACGCTTTCGATGCTTCCCTTGATTCGAATGCATTCGTCCAGCTCTTTGCGTGTCAGGAAGATTCTAGGGTAAATTTCAATCTTTTCAATTTTTAAAAGAAAGTCATCAGTCATCAGTCCAGGATCAGAGTCCGAAGCCGAATTCGAAGAAGAAGGATTAGGATGATGATTCTTTTCTTTTTCTTTCTTATTCTTTCTTGTTTGTCGTTGGTCGGTCGTTAGTCGGTCGTTGTTTCGGTCGTTACCATCATTTGAATTTATGTCCCAAACGCTTGTAGATAAGAGCTTTACCTTAGTTCCAACGGTCGTTACTCCAGTCGTTGACTTTTTGCGTGTGCGACACGTTTCTACAATTTCTATATGTTGGCGTTTTACCAAAATCTCTTTCGCAGTTCGGTAATTTTGTTCGGTCATGTCGTAGTTTTCATGGCCACCAATAAAGCATTCTCCAATCTTAAGACCATCGGGATTTCCTTCATTGCGACGCGCAGATTCGGCGATAATGGCAAGAAGACGAAAAGCGTGACCTTTATTTTTTAAAAGCCACATTGCTTCTTCGGAAGGAATGAATTTTAGAAATCTTTCAGCCATGAAACCTCACAAAAGTATTGATTGATTTTGTGGGGGCTGCTATTATGAGTGGTATCAGTAGTTCATAAAAGCGTGCCCACGCTTTATATCCTAAGCCTCGACTAGACATCGGGGCTTTTTCATTGGCAACACTAGCACACGCGCAAAATGTAAAGCAATAAAGTTTTATCTCATTCATTTAGAGGCTGCCCTAGAACTTCAATCTCAAATTTTCCATCGTTTTCGATGACTTGAATTAGATTAAGAAAGACCAAGGGTGCCATTAAATTTCTAAACATGGTAGGACTTATAAGATACTCTTTTCGTATCTCTTTTTTGTCTGTTTCGAAGGTCATATTTTCCCCTTTATTTTTCCATATTTGAAGGTAAAGATAGGATGACCTTGGACAGTTTTTTAAAGTTCTTATAAAATATTTAAAGGGAGGAAACTCGCTATAATCCTTCATAGTCCTCGATAGTTGTTGTCTTTTTTTAGAGGAAAAAGTAGGATCATTCGCGAAAATGCCCACTATTCCTAAATATGACGGCGTTTTTGATGATATGATTATTCATTCTTGTTTCTAGGTGCAGGTAATTGGCGTTGCCTGCACCACTTCACATAGCTTTTCTGAAATATAAATTGCAAATATTTTTTTTATTTTATAACGTGACCTTGAATAAAAAAATCAAGGGTTTCGGTATATGAAAAGAATTTTAAAAGAATCTTGGCAATTGCTGAAAGAGCCGCCGGATTTTAGTTATTTACTTATTTTTTTATGGATAGGATATATCCTGGGAATGTTTTATTCCTTGTGTTTTTCATCGAACCAATCGTAAAGAGTAATGGCACCCTTGGTGTATTTTTCGATCTCGTAGGCCAGCTTAAGGCTTGGAATATGATCCTTTGTCAATATAGTATTCAACGTTGTAGTGCTTATGCCAAGTTTCTTTGCCACGCCTCTTTGCTTCTTATCGTTATTTTTCATCCATTCTGCAAACTTATTCACTTTTTTTCCTTTTTTTTATTTTTTATCTTTTTGAAAATTCCTAAATTTGATACGATGGTCAGCATACCAAGATAGTTGGTAAAAAACAACAACAAAAAGGAAAAACAACATGAAATTTATAGTTTACAATAGAGACGATTATTTTGCAGACGTAGAGGAAGAAATTTTTGAAACTTTAGAAGAAGCCGAAGAAAGGAGATATGAAATTATTGAAGAGCTTTTCGAAGACTATGCAGAGGAATTTTGCGATGAAGCAAGAGAAGAACTTACTTCCAAATTAATAGATGCAATATCAATAAGCAGGCAAAAATAAAAAAAATCGGGGGGACATGAGAGGACAGATCTTTTAAGTTAGGTAAAAAACAACAACAAAAAGTAAAAACAACAACAAAAAGGAAAATTATGAATATAACATTGAAAAAAACATCTAAAGAATATGAAGGATACGATTTTGTACATATTATTGAGTGTAAATTATTTAGAAAAATAAAAAGAGACATATTACCTGTAGGAAATGACAGGTGTGAAGGATATGTATACGAATATCAATATGAATGCGAGTGTTGGGATACAGATAAAAAATCTAAACTTCATATTTTTCTTGAAGACGAGATGGAAGAAATAAGAGAAAACTACAATTTAGTAAGTATATAGTAAAAGGTTCGAAATATGAATAAAAATATCATCAACGAAGGAGCTCTCGCCAAGGAGTCTTCTTCAAATTTAAAGTCCTATTGGGATCAATGGGGACTTGCAGAGATAGCATCCCTGCATGGATTTACAATAAACGAGAATAAAGAAATTATTGAAATGCAAGAATATCATAAAATACCGGAAGGAGAGCCGGAACATTATTGCTCAGGCTGCATGGACTGTCTAGGACTTTCTTGGGCAGATTTCATATAGTAAAAAACAAGAGAGGATATGTAGTCCTCCCTTGGAAGAAAACAACCTATAAGGTTTGTATAACGCCAATATCATTAAAAACCCAATTTATTTAAAGGAAAAAATATGAATACAAAAATGGTAAAGTTTGAAGAACAAAAAAAAGAAATGGATTATTTTAGACTTCAAAAGCAAGAAATGGATTATTTTAAGCTTTTAGCTACCGTTGCCTCAAAAGGAGGAACGAGCAATATGCCTGTAGATGTTCTTATGAATATTATGTTGACAGCTAAAGATCTTGGCATATCGCCTATGAAAGCGATTAACGGCGGTTTTCATGTAATCAACGGAAAGATTAGCATAAGTACAGCCCTCATGACTGATAGAATCCGTAAGGAGGGTCATAGCATCAAAATTCCTGAATGGACAAGTCAAAAGTGCGTTATCATAGGAGTTAGAAAAGATAACGGAGATAGCATCAAATTTGAATATACAATAGAAGATGCGCAGCTGGCAGGTCTTACGGTAGCTGCTACATGGAAAAAGTTTCCTAAGCAAATGCTTTACAATAGAGCCATGAGTACTATTGCTAGGGTTTTGTTTTCAGACGTTGTAGGCAATTCTTACTCTGAAGATGAAAAATGGGATATTATGAATGTACCACCCGAAGACAGGCCTTTAGAAGATATAGATGCAGAAATTAGTGATCCGGTAACACCTTCTTTAGAACTAAAACCTTCTTTAGATTCTGAGATCATTCAAGAAAATGAAAAAATTAATGAAGAGCAAGTAGTACAAATCATAGGCTTGATCAGTAAGCTTGACAAGGCTAGCACGGAATCTTTCTTCTCATGGATTAAAAAAACCTTTAATGCAGATTCCTTTGAAGATATTCCGGCATCGGGTTTTACAAGATGCATGAATTCTTTAAATGCCAAGATCAAGTACTTGAGAGATTTAGAAAAATCTTCTGAAGCGGAGGTTGCATAATGGACTTAAAAGAATACTACGAATCTCATAAAGAATCAGTTGTTGAAGGACTTTGGGATTTTCTTGAAAGAGAACCTACAGAGCAAGAAATTGATGAAAAATGCAATGCAGGAGATTTTGAAAATTACATTCAAGGATTTGCGGAGGCTTATCATGAAAATCATTAATGTAAAACAAGGTACCCCTGAATGGCTAGCTTGGCGTAAAACTGTTATAACAGCTACCGATTGCCCTGCTATCCTAAGATCCTCTCCTTGGTCAACAGCGTACAAGGCTTGGCAAAGAAAGCTAGATCTTATCCCTGAGCAAGAAAGTAATGAAGCTATGGATAGAGGAAAGATATTAGAACCCGAAGCAAGGGCTAAATTTATAAAAGAGTATGGAATCAACATGACTCAAGTTCCTGTCCAAAGTACGGAATTTGATTTCTTAGGGGCTTCTTTAGACGGTCTTTCAGACTCATATGATACCATATTAGAAATCAAGTGCGGAGGTTCAAAACTTCATGACATGGCAAAAAATAGACAATTGCCGGAATATTATGAAGATCAAATCCAGCATCAGCTTCTTGTAACGGGGGCTGAAAAATGCTACTACTACAGCTACGATGGTAGCGACGGCATTTGTATCGAGGTGTTTCCCGATCCTGAGTTTAAGGATAAATTTCTTCCTAAAGCTCGTGAATTTTGGCGCTGTGTAGCTTTTGAAGAACCTCCTGCGCTTCAAGATTCAGACTATAAGGACATGTCCGATGTTCCTCTATGGAAAGACTTGGCTTCTAAATACCTTGATGTTAACGGTCGAATCAAGGCCTTGGAAGAAATGAAAGAAGGGTATCGTAAAGAGCTTATAAAACTATCAGGCGATCAAAGTTGTTTAGGTGAAGGAATTAGGCTTATGAAAACAACGATGAAAGGACGTGTAGACTATGAAGCTATTCCTGAGATAAAGTGCGTTGATTTAGAAAAATATAGAAAAAAACCTACAATTTCTTGGAAAATCCTAGTAGCTTAATTTAATAATGATCTAATACAAAAAAATACCAAATAAATATTAAAAAAACCCCTATAGAAAAAAAACTGAAACTGTAGGGGTTTATATTTAACGGCATCCTTTCTTCTTCATGGCTTTTTTCATTCCCATTTTTTCGTGCTTTTTGTCGTTTTTTTTATCCATGCGTTCGAGCTTTTCCATGCCCTTGTCCATAGCTTTTTTTTCTTTTTTGATTAATTTATCCATTATTTATTTCCAGCATTTAATTTTTTTCATTTTTTTTTGATAAAAGTAAAATTATTTTTTCTTTATCAATTGGATTTAATTTATATTCTTGAAAAATATCATTTAACCAAGATAGATTCCTTGCTAAATTTTGGTTAAATTCTTTATTTTTTTCTTGGGATGATTGTTTCATTACTGCTTTTTCCTTTTAGCAGGAATTTTTGCCCCTGATTTACGAGCTACGTTTAGCGCAATGGCTATACTTTGTTTTTTTGGTTTTCCGGCCATTTCTTCTTCTTTAATGTTATGACCTATGTTCTTTTTTCCTTTAAGAAGAGGCACTGCAACCTTCCTTTGAAGCTTCTATAGCTAAAACTTTGTCTTTATGCTTTTGAAGGATCTCGCAAATACAGTCAATGGCAGCGTTTTTTCCGTTTTCGTCTTTCATGTATTGAGAATGGACGATATTTACTAAGTTTGCAATTTGCTGTAAAAGTCCTGCCGTATGGGTGTATTCTAGGCCTTCTTTAAATAGTTGACTAATTTTGTCTAGCATGTAAAAATTCCTTATTTTTTGATTTTTTGATGCATTACCGGTTGTACATATTAAAATTTATTTTATCAATGTTTTTTATTTTTTAGACTATGTATTCTGTCACGATAATGATACCCGCACTTCCGTTGCCTCCCGCAGCAGAAGCAGCGGATCCGGAAACCGAACCGCTTATTCCTCCTGCTCCTCCTGCTCCATATCCTGCGCCTACGTTTCCACTTGTTGAAAAGGTTCCTGAAACGGCTTCCGCGCTTTGAGCAGTTCCTCCCCCGCCCAAGACGGAAGATCCCCCAAAACCTCCACTGACGCAAACCCCTGTTGCAAGAAGAAATATTCCAAAAGAATTTCCCCCTCCTTGCCCTGTTGTTCGAAGATAACCTCCCGATGATGAGGAATCTCCTATAGCCCCTTCTTGTGTACATAAAATCAAAGATCCGCTTCCGCCTCCGCCGTTCCCTCCTTTAGCAGTGATCAAAGAACCGAATAAAGTATCGCCTCCCGTTCCTCCGCTATTATTTCCTGCGGTAGCTCCCGAGCCCGCAGATCCTATTGTAACGCTTTGACTAGCTCCTATTGTAGAAGCATCGTAAAACCCTTCAACGTATGATCCCGCGGATCCTCCGGCACCGGCAGCCACGCTGCTGCTTGTTGCTGCTGCGCCTCCTCCTCCTCCTCCTCCTGCTACGGCTCGTACCCAGCAATAAGCCATTCCGGTTGTAGGCGTATAAGTACCTGATGAAGTAAATGTTTGAACATTGATTGAATTAAATGATGAAGCTCCGTATCCCAATTGTCCTGTAGATGAATCGACGTATACCGGCAAAGGAGAAGTAAAACCTGAAGAATCGTTGTTGTAGATACCCGCTATGTAACAAGAGGTTTGTTCTCCGGGATCAGTACCTTGATTTCCGATGCGTATAACATTTTGATCGCCTGCAACACCATTGCTTCCTATGATAAGATTTGAAGATTCGTCGGAAGCATGTGCTGATCCTGAACCAAAACCAAGATAGGTATTAAATGACCCGTTAACAACGCCAAAACCTGCTTCAAAACCAAGCGCGCTGTTATAAGAACCTCCATTGACGACTAAAAGGCTATTGCTTCCTACAGAAGTATTGCTTCCGTCTTCCGTGCTGCTATTAAGAGCTTGGAATCCTACTGCCGTGTTAGCATTTCCACCGTTTAAAAATGTTAAAGTTCCCCAACCGACTGCGGTATTTCCCTGATCTGATTGAGATTCATTAAGAGCTTCATAACCTACTGCCGTGTTTAAAGTGGCGCTGCTTCCTGACCCTAAAGCCCCATAGCCGAAGGCTGTATTTTGAATGCCGTTTGTCGACAAGGAGGGAGTTCCTGCATTTTCTCCAATCATAGTATTTAAATTGGAATCGGTTGTTTGAAGATCTATTTCTGTTGATGAAGAGGCAGAAAAAGCAAGAGTAGATCCTCCTACCGCAGAGCCGTCTCCGCTTAAAGCAAATAAAGAAATGGTAGAACCTGAAACAGGGCCTGAAAGATCTACATAAATAGAAGATATTGCCGAAGAGTCTTGCCATGTAGGAGCAGCAGAAGCTCCATTACTTGTAAGCAATTGTCCGCTGGTACCCGTTCCTGAAACGGCAGTTAAAGCCGATGTTCCAGTACCAAGGACTACTTCATAATTAGGACACTGACTATTCGTGTTTAAATTAGAAATTCCTTGGTCAAAAGAAACGGATCCGGTATGCAAAGATCCCGGATTGATTGAGCTAGCCTCAAGAGTGGGATTTGAGCAATTTATAAAATTTAAATCGGAATAAGTAACTGATCCTGTTCCTGAAATGTAATTGCCATTTACACTTATAAATGTACAATCAGCTATGAACATTCCTGAAGTGTCATCAAGATTAAAAGCTGCCCCCGAACCCAATGGACTTATATTGCATCCTTGTATCAGTCCAAAGCAAGAATTTGTTATGTCAAATGAATCAGCAAATATACATGCAGTTATAGTTAGCTGTGCGTCGTTATTAATAATAGAATTAACAAATCCTGAATTAAAATTATTGCATGAAGTTAAAGTAATATTATAACCATTGCTTTCATATATATTGTATCCGGATAATGAATTTGATATACAATTATTTTGATATAAAGTTGATTGGTTTGTATTCGCAGAAGTAGCAGAAATACAGCCCCCTGCCAATGGATTAAAAGTACAAAGATCAAAAACTATTGTACATATTCCGCTAGAGTTTGTCTGATCTACTGTAAATGCAGTTCCGGTAGTTGTATTAAAAGCTATAGATGTGCATAGGAATTGGTCAGCTGTTCCTGAAGATGTCAGAGTACAAGAGGCAGTGATATAAACAGAACCGGCAGCTGAGGCAAGATTTACAAAAGGAGCAAGAGTTAAAGTTCCCCCTTCATCATAAGTACCGGGCCAGATCCAAACAGTCTGTGGCGTTGTAGAAGTAGCAACAAGAGCTGCTGCATCAATAGCTGCTTGAATCGTTGTATATCCTGCATTTCCTTGAGAATCCACTACAAAAAGAGAAACGCCTTCATCGGAAGTACCTCCTCCTCCTGTAAAAGTAACAAAACCATTTTCATCAACATTAAAAGCATTGGTATCAAAAGAAGCGAGTCCTGCATTATCCAAGGAAGAAGAATCCGCAGCCGACGCTATTTGTACGTCTATTGTTATCGTATTTCCCGAGGCCGTCGTTTCAATAGGAGTTCCGCTTGCATCTGTCGTTGTAGCTAAAATTTCAATAGTATTTGCAATAGGAATTGCCGTTCCGCTATCGGTTACAAAGTTTGTAGGAATTTGAGGGTTTGCACCTTCAACATCGACTATTCCTCCTTGTGACATACCAGACCTCTTTTATTGATTCTTTCGATCAGCGTGTAAATGTTTTCAATCTTTTTTTCTATGATAAACATACTTTTTTCATAGACATGCACTTGCTTTAAAACTGCATTTTTATCCATCTTTGAAAGATGGAAATTGCTTTCGTTTTTTTCATTCAATTGAACAATTTCTTTTTCCATAATATTTTTAAATATTGACAAATCTTTATTTAAAGCTTTAAGTAAAGATTTAAACTCTGATTGTAAATTCTGAAAAGAAATTAAATAATTATTTGAAACTTCTTTTATTTGATTTTGCAAATTATTTTTTATTTTTTCTGCTTCAATTTTATTTTGATAAATAACGTTAAAAGTTAACAATTGATCATGAAGAGAATCTATAGTTTTTTTTTGATCAGCTATCATCGTCTGACCGGATTTTATTCTTTCTTGCAATACTCCAATGATACAAACGGCATATGTTTTAAAGTCTTTAAGATCTTGATCATTTTTTTGAAATAAAGATTCAAATCTTTCCATGCAAAGATTTAAGTTTTCTCTAAGATCTTGCATCTCTTTGTGATGAGATGAGATTATGCTTTGATGCTCTTGCATCTGCTGCTTTATTAAAGAATCCAATCTTTTATCTGACTTAATATCCTTACTTTGAATATTAGCTAGGCTGCGCGTAAACGATTTCAATATATACCGCTCCCGAAGTTGGTGCAGAAGCGTATTTCACATACCACTGCGTGCCGATTCCAAAACAAAAATCATCCATGTTGACCGGTCTATGATTGGTCGTTATATCAAACAATTTAAAGCTTCCCGCAGGTACGATTAATTGATCTGTGGAACCATTGGTACTTAAAAAAACATCTTCATTTGTTGTATTCGTAAAGCAAATAATCCTTGCTTGATAGGATAAAGCAGATCCCAAGGCCGTATAACTGCTTGTAATACTTCCATAATCTAATGTTCTCAAAGCGTCTACTGCTGCTCTATTGGTAAAAGACATATTAAAATTTCCTTTAATTAATTAAGGCATAAACCTGTAAACGTAATATTCGCGGTGCTTGTAGTCGCTCCGGCTCCGTTTGTAACAACAATCGTTATTGATGTGCCTGAAACATAAGTAATGCTTTCAACAGTCAAAGCGGATCCGGCCGTTGCTCCTACCATTGAAATCAAAGCCAGTGTGTTGACGGAAGTATTGTTAATTATAAAAGACTGAGTAGCTCCTGCGGCAATGCTAACGCCGCTAAATGTAACTGAAAAAGAACGCCCGTTAGCCGTTTGTGGAGAGGCCGCTGCTGTAACAACAACAGGATTTAAGACAATTCCTTTTCCTGAAGTAGAAGAAACAAAGTTGCCGTTTGTAGCCGTTATGTTTCCTAAAGTTGCCGTGATCGTTGTTCCCGAAGTGATTGAAGTACCCGAAGACAAGGAAGTTCCGGCAGACAGGCTTGTAGTACTTGATAAAGAACCGGGAGCAGTCGTTACTAAAGGAAGAGACAGTGTTACAACGCCCGAAGTGGTAGAAGCTGTAATTTCGTTGCTTGTTCCGTTGACTGCTGTAATAGATCCTGAGCTAGTAGCAAATTCAACCCAATTTCCTGCGCCTGCATACATGTAGAAAGCGTTGGCCGTAGGACCGGGAGTGTAGACAACCTGACCTACCGAATAATTGGTTTGGCTGCTTGTAGGTGCATTTTCAAATGCAATCGGGGGCGGAAGTACGGGAATTAAAGCTTGACCGATACCATAAACTTGAAACAACTTAGACATATAAATACTCCTTTTAGGGTTTAAAATTTAAACTTGCTGTATAAAATTTACTTTAGTCAATAAATATATTTGTTGAACGAAGAATTGTTGACTTGAATAGATAAACATGATAAATTGTGTATTTAGACATAAAAATAAGGAGTAAAAATTTTATGGAAGTAAATTTTCTTACCGTGGCAGAGTTTGCCAAAAAAATAAAAATGACTCCTCTTACCGTCAGAAAAGCTATTAAAGATGGTACAATATTTGCTTCCAGAATTAGCTTAGGGAAAAAATCTCATTATAGAATTGCTGAATCGGAACTGGAAAGATTGCAGCTTAAAGGCATGTTTGAAGGGCAAAAAAAATGAAACTAATTCACTACACCGATAAAGAATTTAAACTTATTTAAGGATATTTAATGAAAGAAAAAATACACATGTATATTAATTGCAAAAAATGTTTAGACGAGCTTCCTGAAAATGAATCGCCGGAGTCCTATAAAAGATTGGACGTAGGTCATACAGATAAGGGTATAGCAATAATATGTATTAGACATAATTGTCTCGTAACACATTTTGAATACGTTGGGAAAAAAAATATGCCAAAATGCTCTTGTTGCAAAGGGTAAAAAAATAAAGGTAAATTATGAAATTATCTATAAAAGAAACGGAATGCTCTTGTCACAAGTGCTCTTCCATGTGTCATTCACCTTGTACAGGAACTCCCGAAGACATGGAAGCTATCATGGATGCAGGTTATGGAGATCGTCTCATGTATGATGATTGGCCATGTGATAAATGCGCAGATATTATTAAACCCGCTTTAAAAGGATACGAAGGAAAAATGTCTCCTTGGGAAACCAGTAGTATTCCGGGTTGCACATTTTGGAAAGATGGCAAATGCGAATTGCATTCTTTAGGTTTAAAACCAACTTTAGCAAAATTGGTAATTCATGATCAAAGTGATGAAGAACAAGCTCAAATTAGTGATTTTATTTGCCAATCTTGGGAAACTGAAAAAGCAAAAAAAGTCATAGAAAAATGGAAAAAAATTAATAAAAAAAACATTATATAAATGTACAGGAATAAATTATGAACAAAAAAATAATTAACGTTCACAAACATAGAATCAATTGGGAAGCTATAATTGGTATAGGCGCTATCATAGGCACTACGATTACTCTTCATATAGACACGGGAAATAAAATACAAGAACAGGTTAAAAGGACAGATCGTCTTTATGAGATGTTTATAGATTTAATAAAGGAGACAAGGAAATGATTTTTTTTGTTTATTTAATTTTATTTATTGGTATCGCTGTTTTTCTTGAAAGAATCTGACTATTTTTCTTCTTTTTCAAGTTCTTTATTCAATTTGTCATAATTTTTAAAAAAAACCGGCGCATTCATTTCTAAAGCACCCGTGATAGCATTCCAATAATAATTTCTTAAAGCAGGATTATTCCACATTCTGTACAAAATTTGTCCTGTTTTATACAAACCGGTTGCAACGGTTCCACCCGAAGCAGCTACCAGAGGATGTTTTATTGCTCCGTAACCGCTAACACCGAAAAGAGCCGTTGCTGGGCCAATTAAAGCCTTAGCATAAGGCCCTTTTGCCATACTTTCAATCGAATTTGTGACTGCATTACTAGTATGGATCGTAGCCCAAGCTTGCACGCCATTTTCCCAATCTCGAAGAGCCTGTGGATTAGAAGCACCTAGAGTTCTAATTTGATCTCGTACAACATCTCTCACCTGATTAATATTTCTAACAGCAGCTCTTCGATCAGCACGATTTAAAGAAAAAAGTCCTCGGTCTCTTTTTGCTGCATTAAGTGCATCGTAGCGGGTCATCAAATCTCTCATGGAAATGCGACCGTTAGCTATATCGTTTTCTATACCCGCAATTTGTTGCTGAGCTAAAGCTGATCTAGGATCTCCGTAGAGCATGTTTCTGGAAACGTTATTTAATTGGTTTTGATAGGTATTTACATTGACTATATCATTTTGATTAAATCCATTTCTTCCACGATTCATCAAAGAAGAAGCGTATCGGGAACCGTTTACGTTATTTGCCAAAGAAAGAGGAAACCATACTGCCATTTTTGCCTGATTAGCTTTGTCTTCCCCAAAACCAGCATCTTCTACAATATTTTTTGTAACATTGGCAGCCGCAGGTATCAAAAAATGGTTTGCTATTTGTTGAAATCTGCCGGCAGGAATTCTTCTTGTCAAAAATGTGCTGGAAACATCTTCAATCAATTCATCCAATCGGTTTTCTCCTTTAGTTTTAGGAGACAAATAGCCTTTACTTAATTTATTTGATTCTTTTTTCAAAACAGAAGAAGGAGCAAAAATTTGCTGTCCAAAATCCATAAATTTTTTAGCATTTTCGGAACCTATATATTTAGAAATAGATTCTTCTAAAAAACGATCTGCTTCAGGAAATTTTGGAAGAATGTTTCTTACAAATTTTTCTATATTTCCTGGAGCTCCTAAAACTTGTTCCGCTATACGTGAACTAATCCTGGCTCTTCCCCGTAAAAGATAATCAAACAAGCTTTCATCCGCGTTAGGATCAATCGGACCTTGATAAGTCATCGGAGATTGAAAATCTTCCCAATTTTCTTTTTGATTTTTAGGCGAATTTTTAGTTGATATATTCAATGATTCTTGAGATGGACTTTCCGAAGATTGTTGAAATTTTGGTTCTGGACCTCTTAAATCTTCCCAAGAAAAAGAATTTGTATTAGGAGCCGTTGACATTACCATATTCTTTTGCCGCCGTTTTGTTCCGCCCAATTAATTTGATCTTTTGGTACAAATTTTATGGTTCCATTGGGAGCAAAAAAAGGTACAGTATTTTCAGGAACAGATTTAATATCAGCCATTTGTAAAAATTCATTATTTATACGATCAATTTGAGGTTTTACTTGATCAAAAACAACTTGCTCAAAATCTTTAGGAAAAGGCTTGCCTTGATCAAGAAGATTTCGTTGCATTTTTCTCATAGCATTATAATAAACTTCTTTCATTTCCCCAAGTTTGAGCATATTGCTGGCAATCATGCGCCGACCATCAGCACTGTTCGAGAGAGTAGGAATCGTTTTCAAGAAGTTTTCTACCTCGACCTTCAAGATCCTATTTCCATATTGCTCAGGAAGTCCTTTAAGCAGATCCTGGCTTAATTTATGAAACAATTCATTGGATGGATCTGCAAGAGATCCTAACGGTATTCCCAAAGCTTCTAAGAAAACAGAGGCCGTCGGCTTGATAAGATCTCCTTCATTTAATTTTTGCATCTGAAGAAGACGAGGCTTCATGTCTGTTTCAAAACCTTTGTAAGAGCTTGTTACATCATCAATAAAATCTTTTTGTTCTTTATAAGAATTATCTATTTTTTGATCTTCTCTGGCAGCTTGCTGGTTAGCTAATGTGGCCTCTTTAATAGCATTTTCTGCACTTACTCCATTTTCAATTAAAGTTTTATACTTTGCACTTTCTGTCATAGTATCATAACCGGGCGTATTGTGTGCCCTTTTCATAGCATCTAATTGATCTTGAGGAACAGGACGCTCACTAACAGCAGGTTTAGGATTTCTAGCTGAATAAAGTTTTTCAAACTGCTCCGGACTAAGAAGTGCTTGTTCTTCAGGCGTTAATTGTTCTCCTTCTAAAAATTTACCGGCAATTTGTCCTTGTCTTTCTTGCATTTCTTGCTGATACGTTTGCATTTTTTGCTGAAAAAGCTTTTGTCCTATTTCCCCATAGGGGCTTACGGCTTTATAGGCAGCTTCCATTTTTTTAGATATAGGAGCGCCTTCTAAAGATTTATCCTTTTGTACGCTTTCCAAGCTTCTATTGGCTAAAAAAGTATGAAGCTTGTCGTGAATTCCCATGCCAAGAGCTTCTGATAATTTTCCAACGGCTTCATCCCTAGGATCTCTTGAACCTTGAAAAAACTGAACCATTATCTACCGCCTAAGATTGCACTTAAAAGAGGAATCAGAGCCCCTACGCTTCCTTGCTTTTCATGGTATGCAAAAGGACTGTATCCTAAAGCCGTACCCGAAGTACCTTGAAACAAGTTTTGCTGTCTTCCTGCTGCTTGCTGTTGAAGTCCTGTAAATAGCTGAGCCAATTGAGATTGAAGACCGGAAGCAGCTCCTCCTAGAGCTTGACCAAAACCGCTGGAAGATAAAGCTCCTCCTCCTGCAAATCTTTCTGCTATTTGAGGAAGCATTTGCTCATTGAATTGCTGTAAATAGGGCTGAGAAAATTGCTGAAATGCCTCGGGGCCATTGGACAAAAGATTTTGATCATATTGATTAGCAGCATTTAAACCGCCTCCCGGGCCCATCATCTTTTGAAGAAAAGAGATTAAATCCTGACCTCCGAATTGCTGCTGGGCAGCAGTTCCCGTATCTTTTTTTTGTGTTTGAGGAGCAGATCCAAAGATCCAATCAAATATACCTGCCATAATAATTTACCTTAATAATTTATCTTTTTTCAATTCTTTAAGTACTCAAGGACATATACGCACCATGTCAAAGCGTTACCTGAATTATTCTGAATAACAATTGTATTTGTCGAGCTTTGATATCGTACGTAAATATCGGGATCGTTTAAAAAATAAGAAAGTCCTGCCGTGTCGACGGCACCTCCAAAACCCTGCACGGGATAAAGATATCCGCTAATGCTTGCAGGCTGAGTAGACGAAGAAAGAATAAGGCTAGTGGATCCGGTAGGAATATTGCCTCCGTTTAAACTTACCAAGTCTGCCGTTATCCTGTATCCGTTTCTGTTTTGCTGAGGATTTCCTTCTTGATACCACTGCTCAAAGGATGCCGTCTCTTGCAGTAGAAATAGTCCATTTTCTTTGGTGTTCACGGCATTTGCAATTCTACGCAAATACAAGAGCAAGATGTTTCCAAATTCTTTATCATTGGGATTTACGTCTAAAGAAACGGGAAGCTGATTAGTATTAAGGGCTTGATTGCTTGAAAGTGTCATATTTTACTTTTAATCCTTTCAACAGATCTATAAAACATTTTTAATGGACTACTTTTATTTGCATAATTTAGCTTATTTGCAATTTCCGAAAAATCATATCCGGTTAAATATAAACTCCATATTTCTCTTTCCTTTTCAGGACAATCATTAATTATTTTCATTAATATATTTGCATCAATTTTTGAAATTTCATTAGGTGTTGTAGAGTTTTTAAAATATTCATTAAAATCTACAAAAGAAGTAGGAAAAAATTTTTGTCCTGATGAAGGAATGAACCCATATAGTCTACAAAATGTCCAAAAAACATTTTTTACGCACATGCGAACTATTCCTTTTATATGCAGATATTCATCATATTTTAATTTTTTAATTGCTAAAAAAGCTTTAAAAATTCCTTCGAAGGCACTTGATTTGCACAAATCTAAACCAAAATATAATTTCCTGTTTTTAACGATATCTGTTGTAATAGTAATAGCAAATCCTTTCCAATGTTCAAAAAATATATTAAATTCTTGTTCATCATAATTTTCTTCAGGATATGTAAAAGCTGTTTCAGCCGTGCGTTTTCTTCCCATATCCAATCAATAGCATTTATCAATTAATAAGTATACCCCCCGGCCTAAACCAGATATTCATCGCATTGAGTTCCATGGGCGTTTGATGCGTTGCCAATTGATTCATAAGGTTATCGTCGTAAGTCATCCCAATTCGTAAATATTGTCCAAATTGGGTGCTGTAAAAACGATACCAAGCGTATTGAGATCCGGGAATATAGGTTTGGCCATTTACAGGAGAGGTATTCCATATGCCTCCTGAAGTATAAGCCGTATATCCCGTAGAATCGGTATTATTTAAAGTAAAGTTATTAGAATCTACAACCGTAATGGTGTAAATCGCCGAATTAAGCTGGGTCATACCTTTAACATTAGCAATGTAAATCAAAGTTCCCGTAGTCAAGCTATGGTCAGGGCTCATCACTTGACATGGGTTTGCCTGCGTAGCTGCCGTTATAAATCCGCACCCTTGCGAAGAATTAATCAGCTCTTGGTTTGTACCGATAAGGTTTGCCTGCTCTCCTAGGTATGAGTTGACAAAAAGCTGTATTGTAGTAGCCGTAATAGCCGGGGATTCAAGGTTTGAGTCCATTTGAAAATCGATATAGGAGAGCTTGAATTGTTTTCCTGATTGCTGAAACGGATTGAAGTCTTTTCCTTGAATATTCATTTTTGGAAACAAGGTAACTATACCATTTCCGATATAAGTTGCAGAGGACGTGATATTCACGGCATCATAGCTTTGTGAAGAAAAATCCCATATGGATAAAGTGATGGTGTTAGCGTCTACAACGGTTACGTTGTATATAATATCATTAAGGCCGGGATCGGTACCGCTCCATAGCATTCCTTGTATGTAAATAATTTCACCGTTAGCCAAGTTGTGGCTTGGAATTGTAATTTGAGTAGGACTTTCTGAAAAATTGACGGCAGTAATCGCCATGCTTGGCGCATAAAGGGTAGAAGATCCTTGCTGCGTTGCAGCATCGATATTTTGATAAATGTTAATAAATCCGTGCTGAGTTCCCGAAGCGACGTAATCGACGTATTGCTGATCGTCTACGTTGTCCCAAGAGACATTGCTTTCCCAAAATGTCGTTAAGCTATCCCAAGTCACTCCAAATTGAAATTGTGCAGTTCCAAAACAAGTAATGGTATCTCTAAATTTTGCCCACGTGTTGTTGCGATAATTAAAAACAAGAGTTGTATTAGGATATGTTTGATTGGTAGAAGAATTGGAAGTATCCAAGTAGTTCCAATAGACGAGTTCTTTTTCAAAATCCCTGATTCCGTGAACAAAATTCGGTGCGCTGTTTTGAATTTCAAAACTAAACACTTGATCGGGAATTTGTTCATCCAATCGTGAAACTCCGTTAGCTGCCGCTTGAATGATGCCTCGATCACTTACGGTCATAACGCCTTGGTCAAAAATAATCGTACTATACGGACTTACTGCACCGAAATCGGAAGAGATCCTTTCCCAAATAAAAGGAAGTCCGTATTCTCCTACATAACGCAATTGCCATGTAGAATATTCAAAAAATACGATCAAGGTATTTCTAAAAAAAGCAGCGCTTACTATAGCTTCGTTGGTAGGAGCGTCGATAAAACCTCCCAAACCGAACATGTCCGATCTCCAAGAATCAGAGGAAGTAGGATCTCCGATTTGGCTGAAACGGCACCTGGCAAAGTAGTTAACAGCTGCTGAAACACCCGATCCCGTTACTCCCTCCCACGTGTTCAGAGCAAGTAAACGTCCATAGTAAGGGATTAAAATAAGAGCTTGCCAAAGCGTTGTTGTCGAAGATACCAAAGGCTGCAAGTCCATCCAGGAAGAATTGTTATAATACCTTATAGGATCATAGGGTGTAGAAGCACCTAATGTGATGTTGTTATTGGTAACGAAAAAGTATCTTAAATTAGGAGTTGCTCCCTGGTAATTAGCAGCCCAAAAAAAGTCCGTATTTGTTCCTGACCAAGTCGTAGCAGTTGTAGAAGACAGCTCTTGAAATCCGCTTACATATTGATAAGCATAGGTAGTATCAAAAAATATGGTCGAATCAATGCCGAAATTCGATGTGTCTTTTTTTAAAATTCCCATAACGGGCAAATTGGGATAATAAGAAACGGTTCCCGTCATAGTTTGACTGCCTCCGTCGACAATGGTCATTATCGTCGTGGCATAATTAATGGTGCCTCCTGATCCCGTACCTCCCGTAGCCACTAGAATTCCATCTTGGCCCGGATCGGTGTAATTAGTTCCGTCTACGCTTCCTGTAAGATTTATGCTTCCGGGGACTATTTGAGAATACGTTTCTAAAGACTGAGATGTTCTAAAACTAATGTCTCCGTTAATTAAAACATAATCTATATCGATTGTTCTTTGAAGGCGACCCATGGGCACTTCGCCGTCTCTTTTTTTTGTCCGTTCACGCCAAACGTAGGCATTTTCCAAAGTAGAGTAAGCTTCATTGGCAAGAAAAGCAGGCTTTTTGTCCTGTGTAAGACCTCCTGCTGAATAACTTCCAATGAGTACTTGTTGGAATCCTGATGACATAAATCAGTTACCTATGGCTGTCCAATAAAAATTCGTAAAACTTCCGCTGTTTCCATTAAAAATCCAATTAAATCCCGTCGCAGAAACGGTGCTTCCTGTTACGCATAAAGTATCATCGGAAGAACTAGTTCCTCCCGTTTTTGAAATAAGAGTTAAAGAAATAGCAAAGCAATTGTTAGGAAAGTTAACATTGAAACTACTAAAATCAACACGTCCTGTTACACTGCTTCCTGAACCGATTGCTTGCATACCCCATTGAAAAAGAGTTCCTCCTAACCATTGATATCCATTGGAAGAGGCACTATGTCCGGTCAATTGAGATAAAACGCCTGCTCCTGTTAAAGAATAAAGCTGCTGATCGCTATTGGACGGAATACTTGATGTTGTTGTGCTATTGACAACCAAGGTTCCCGGAACCCCTGAAAATACTTGATTATACCCGGTAACGGTATTTACGCTTGTTTGAGGAACTTCATGTATGATCGTGTGATATCCGGCCGGTTGAGATGCGGTACCGCCATTGTTATTTACGTGATCAACGGCTAAAGTTTCAAAAGTACCATCAAGGTTGTTTCTAATAGTCGACTTTGTTTGACCAAGGGAAGCACCATCAGGTGGGTACCCTAAAGTATATGTGGGTATGCTCATAATCCTCCTTTAGCTTACACAAACAGTGGCAATAGGCTGCACGGCTCTGGGATCTTTTAATTTCTTTTTAGCTTTAGCACTAAGCTTTGCTTTTGCAGGCGATAAAGGCTTATTTAAAACCCTTTCTTTTCCTTTGATAACTGCCATGGGATTTTTCCTTACGTTGTACTATTTCCTACAAAAAGACCACCGCCCATGGGTATGGGTTTATTGGGTAACGATTTGAGTTTCTTTTTTTTATTATTGCTTGAACCTTTTGCAGGTTTGCTTTTTTGTTTTTTCATATAGATCCAAAGTTTGTAAGGCCTCCGCCTGATCCGTAGTTTTCGGTTAATTGATCCGTGTAAAGCGTTTTAATCCTTTCTTGCCCTATTTGGGCATATGTCCTTGTTTCAATGATGTCGTAACGCTCTCTTAGCATTTTATCTATGAAAATGACCCCATCTGAATCCAATCTTTCTTCAAAGATCTTCTTAGCAGCACCGACGGACAATATTTCCCACCACTCCGAAAGCTCGGGATTTCCTGACATGTCAGAAGCCAATAAAGCTTGAATAGGCTGCCTGTAGCATGTAAGCTCTACGGTATAACCTTTATCCGGCACTGGGGCAAGCGTAAATTGGGTCTGCGAAAAGAGGATTGATAAAGGAATGGAAAACTGCTTGGGATTATACTGAATTTGTATGGGATTTCCCTCGGGAATCGCTTCTGCAAATACAAGTCCTGTAATTTCTCCTGTTTGATAGTTGATGGTAGCGTTTCCTGCTTCTGTAGGAGTTGAAGAAGCATATTGTCTATAGTATGTCCATCCGTATTCTTGATTTCCGCTATTGCTTGTTTGAAAAATCTGAATTAAGTTGCCTTGGCCGTCATCAGTTACATTTTGGGTTTCTCCGATACCGTTTGCTCCTATGACATTTGCAGTAATCAAAACATTCTGCACTCTGCTCTGAGGAAAAAAAAGATTGGGACTATCTTCAGTTCCGGGATCGTTATTTACGCTAGGAACTAAAGGATATGCCGTTGTATAACCGCTATAAGGCCCCGTGGTTCCATCTCCCGTAGCAAAGATGGTATATTGCTGCCAATTGTAGTTAGCTGCATAAAACTCCCAAGGGTTATGAAAAAACTTCAGCTCTCTTTTTGCGCAATAGCATGGCTGGCTTACCGTAATATAAAGCTCGCTATTAAAAGGATAAACCTCTTGTCCTACATTCGTGGTAAATGTGTACATATCTTTTAGCTTTAAAGATCTGAATTTGGCAGGAAGATCGTACGAATAAAAGCTGTGCATCTGCTGTACGATATAACTATCAGTTACTTGAAAAGAATTGCTGGATCCCGTAAGCTTTCTGGTCTTAGTAACGGCATTGGCCAGCGTTGGATACAAAGGAAAGGTGGGTACAAATGTTGTTGTCATGCTATGTTACCGGCTCGTTATCAAAGGCATCTTCTAATGTAACTGTTGTAGTACCTTGGATAATTCCTGAAGCCACAGGAACTGCTATACAAGGTATTTGATTATCTTGTACGTATATAAACGGATAAAAATTACTCGTGTCTACATTAATTGTTACGGTAGTATCGGTTATGGAAAGAACAAGGGCTTTTTGATTGTTAAGTTGTATCATCCCATTAGCAGGCGGAATACGAAAACTTATCCATTCCGCCACGGTAAAATTATGATCTTCGGCAAAAGTCACAACGCCGTTTGCTGCCTGCGTAATATCGGTAATATATTGCAAATTAGGAATAAAATTAGCCCCAAAGGGAGGCCCATAATTTGAATTATACGGCGAAGTCATTAAAGGACATCCGTAGGAGTAAACCTTACTCTGGAAATTACTTCATAGCTGCGAGGCACCTTTCCATTTGTAGGCAATTCCAAAGAATAACGTCTTACTTTTTTCTTCGTATTGTTCAAGTGCTTAATGATTCCCATAGGAAGATCGCAAATTTCTCCATGAAACAATTTAATCGTTTTAATAGGCTCTTCCGGGTATTTTCTGTAAGAAAATTCAAGAAAACCGCCTTGAGCATCTATAAATTCAAACATGCCCGTGCGCATCTTGTCGTCTTCCTTGCGCATTTTTTTAACAAGTTCATCCCGCTCGGCTTGAGGCAATGTATTTTTTGTTTTTTTATGTAATTCTCTAACTTCCATAGTTTTTAAATCCTTTAGTTAAAGAAGGGGTAATAAAACCCCTTCAATTATTATTGTTTTTTATTAGGCATTAGTGATTCCGTTGACAAAATCAGCTTTAAATGCAAACACTTGCATTGTTGCTCCTGAAACACCGACTGCCGAAGTACCTATGTTCATGACGTATTGCGACAAGTTGTCGAATGCATCAGCTAGGTTTGTTCCCGGAGGAGATGCTGGAATTGTTGCGCTTCCGTTAAGAGGCACAACTCCTGAACCCGCAGGTACGCAAACGGCAGGAGAGGCCCCCGTTGCAAAAGCAGCCGATGTCGGGAATTGAAATGCTGTAAATCCTGTTGTATCAACATCAATCGTGATGGAAGAAACAGTAGAGGAATTAGTAACACTTAAAACCCTAGCTGCACCTGATGGATTGCTTGATAAAGATCCGCTTCCTGCTTGCCCCGTGAGATAACTCAATTGAGTCATTCCGTAAGGAGTCGGGATTATGAAATCTACAAGCTGTCCGGGCGTGTATGGATTTTCTCTAAAGAAGTAAACTA